CTTTTGATTTTGGAACCGTCTCCATTCATTATTTAAGAATAACACAAGTACATAATCGAGAATATCCGATAAATGCCCGTATTTTTCTTCCTTACCACCTGTTTTCGGGTTCAAAACTTTCTTTTTGGCCTTGGTCCCATCAGAGTTCTTTTGTTGATAGACCATATCCTCGGTAAGTTTTCTGCATCTCATATCAATCATTACTTGCCATCCGTTAAAACCGTTAAGGATAGCGTTGACAAATTCAAGCCTGGTGGTTTGTGGTGGCTGTTTCTGGAGCAGTTTTATACGTGGTTTCAATACACTGTTTTTCATGTTATCTACTATAATAGTATAGTTATTGACCCCCTCTTCGGTTTGTGTGCTTCTTGCAGCACCAGAAGGGTCTCCTGTTACGATTATCCCGCCTAAATGCTGTCTGGAAAGATGCTTCTCTCGTATTTTAATAGCAAGTTTCGGAGTATTGTTCTCTTTTTCTTCCGGCTTGCCAATGTTTTCCTCAAGTACATATATCTTCTTGTTTGTAAAGTCAAACTGGAATTCCAGCTCACTCATGTATGGGGCTACATTGAAATCCCATCCAGATATTAATGGATTCATTGGGTTATAGACTTTTTCGCGTAACCCATCCACTAAATGCTTGGCACCATCAAAGTTCCAATAAGCGGCCATTTCGTTGACGTCTACATATTGCCAGTTGCCATACAATAACCGTTCTCTGTCTGCCTTGTTAGAAATCCTCATTAAGCCATTCAAGTATTGTCTACGAAATTCAGAATCAGGATTATCATAAACACTAAAAGGAATGTACCGCTCATACTTTTTACATATCACATCGTTACCATCATCATCTAAAACGAATCTGGAACGGACCCATCCTAAGCAAGGGTTTGTACTCATAAGCATTTTAGGTACTACAAGGGTATTGGGGATATTCCAACGAATACGACTGAATAGGATTTCTACGGCTTTCTCATCAAGCTCACCGCATTCGTCCAGAAAACATCCGGAAAATTCAGATGAACCAAACCTTAAATATGATGGATCACTTGGCTGAAAGCTAAGTTCTTTCATGATTATCTTAGAGTCATTCCAAAATGTCATTTCTCCGGATAAATTGTTTATCTTATAATTAACCCCCTCTTTCAGTCCCCAATCTTTTGCAATCATACATATAGTATTCCATGTACTTTCCCGAAGGCTTTTTAGTGTCTTACGCCCTACAACCATACGCATATTGGGCCATCTCAAACAACATGATATAAGCCAGCTGGCACCAAGAAAGGAGTTGTGGGTGACAGTGAAATCGTCTACTACATAAAGACCAGAAGGGTCATCTACAGTTATACATCTGCTTGTCTGTTCTCCTATATATTCTACATCAACGATTCGCTTTCCAAGTTCGCTTGCCCCACCATTAAACTCATATTTGGCTTTTTCTTTTTTTCTGGAGATAGATACAAGTTCGGGGTTTATTTTGGTTCTAAAATGAACATCATAACAATCGTTACATTGAATATATTCACCATCCTTCTTATATCCGGCTGCACCCTTCTTTATTGTTGCTACACCACCTAAAGAGCGCACTATAAAGGCTACATCTTCAGCTAATTGCTTGCTTATAGTTGAGTAAGACATGTGTCCTCTGTCGTCAACATACCCATCTGTATCCATAAGCCCCTGCATTAATTCAATGCGTTCTTCTACAGTAGCATATTTATATAAATCGGGAATGAATTTATTAATTGATGTGCATCCTGTAAGGTTCAACTTCTTGATCGCTTCGGCCAGTTTGTCTGAATAGATATAGTATTGAGTAGCTTTACTGTCTGCTTTTTTTGATATTTTAGACATATCATAACCGTATACGGTAAACCTGTCAACAATATCTTGATCCATTGTTGTCAATTCAGGATATTTCTTGGATATGCAACCGTCTCCCAATAAAGCCCCCAACACATAGGGCTCAATTATATTTTTGCGAGCGGCTGCTGTACTTATTGCAAACTTGACTGGAGATGTCAATGGAATTATCAAAGAACGACCCTTATATGACCCTTGTTTATGTTTTTCCACCCATTCAAAGATCCATTTTGTAGGCTTTACCCGCTCATTCATCTTATCTCCATTCAAATCTGTCCTTTTTGTACGCTTCCCGGCTTGATGCACATTCCATAAATGCCCTTCTGATGAATCTATACATGTGCCATCAATAAAATGTATTCTATAAAAATGATGTTTTTCCAAAGGATGTAGCCATACTACCTCTTGCGCCCCTCCAGTAATCGGATTTGTAATAAAATCTCCTACTTTTATGTCTTTTAGATACTTAAACCCTGTTGGCGTACATATTTTACTATCTAAAGGTAGCATTTTCCCGCCACCTGCTGCCCCACCCTCTAAAATGATTTGTGGAATATCGTCGTTACCACATTTTGTACATACTGGTTTATATGTTGCATTTCCGTTTCTATCTTTTCCGTTTTCTATATGTTCAATTTTACCACCACAAATAGGACATTCTGGTTGGAGGCATTTCCATACTTCATACTGTTTTGACGATGGTTGGAAATCTATGTTGAGATTGCTGGGAGGTATCAATCCTGTTGCCATACTCTTTCCATCTCTTTAAGGTTACTCAATGAGATGTGAAGAGTTTGACGTTTACTACTCTTGTTTTCAATTGTGATGACTCCCAATGTTTCCAGTTTCAATATGTGATGTTGAACTGTTGCGTGACTGACCACTTTTAGGTCTTTTGCCATTTCTCTGTAGGATTTGCTGATATGACAGCCATAGGTGTCTATCAGACATCTTACAAAATCCAATGTAAAATTTTGTCTTAATAAACTCATAGTGTAATCAAATTTGTTATATACCAATCAATAATAGAATAATGTACTGTATGCTTACGTTACATGTATATAAATAATAGAAGCCGGTCATAAAATTAACGACCAGCTTCTACAAAATGGAAGATATGATTATTAGTGTGAGTAAAGAAGTAAGAAATCAATTTTGTGCTTCGTTATAGATACGTTCAACTACAGCCCACAGTTCATCCGGCATTTGTTGTTCTGAAATAGCTTCGCATGACTTACGCATATAATCAAGTTCTTCACTGGTAAATTTCACAGCCAACGGGGTTTCTGCGTCTTTTTGAACATTCCATTCAATTCGTTTCTCTTCCTTTTTTTCTACTATTTCATACTCTTTCTTGTCCTGGTCTGAAATAGCTATTTTCCGAACTATTGACTTTTTTAGATTATAGTCCATAAAACCCCCACGCTCCGGGAAAATGGAAGGAATAAGCAATCTGTCTTTAATATGTAGATCCATAACTTATTAATATTTTATCAAGAATAGATATTTGTCACGCAACTGGTTGGAGAAAATGGGATTATTTTTTAATTTTCAAGTAAAATATAATCGATAGTATAAAAACCAATGCTGACCAATAAATCTTATCCTTATTTAAGTCCCACCAGCTTAGTTCGGTCACTTTATTGGAGGACTGACTCAATTTATCAACTGTTTGGTATAAAGAGTCTATTTTCGATGATATTTGTGATATAGATGCAGCTAAAACTTCAGTTGATGTGATGTGTTCTGTATCTTGCTTGTTGATATTAGTTGTGCTTTGCTTAATTGGATATTGTTTTCCGGATGAATCTGGTACCGATAAATAGACTGTAGTGTTTTCTAATTTTAAATTGCTTAATTTATCAGATGTGATTTGAGATTGCTTGTCAATGTCTATATGTAGGGAATCCAGTGATTTGTGAATCCGTTGTAATTCACAGGAATAATCTGTGTACTGTTGCTGCTCAATGTTTTTAGAAGCAGCACATGAGCTGAGCAACAGCACGCCAATTGCAAAACCTATTATAGTTATTAGTTTCATACAATATTGATAGTTATAGATTCACCTCTTTTTTGTGCTGCTTCAATCTTTTTGTTGAGACAGTCTGAGGTATATCTGGATTCACTTAATCGCCCTACAGCAGAGTTATTTCCTACTAATATACATCCAGCACTATCTTTTGCTGTATTTCCACTATGTATGAGGATGCCTTCAAAATGAGGAACATCTAATAGCCTGGGAAGGTTACGGCCAAACTTGGGAGACCAATTGTAAATTACTTTATATTTGCCATACGGAATAGCAGATTCTCCATAAACTTTCTTCTCGCCATTGTCAAATACTCCGTTCTTGTTTTTGTCTACAACTTTATCCTCCAGTGTATTGCAGAAAAATTTATTATCTATATATAGCCTGCCCACAGTATAGGTTTCTTTAGGCCACAAACGTTCTAATCTTAGTTCCATAGTTTTAATCTTTTATTTGTGATATTAATGTCGCGATCTTTATTCCACTTCTTCTTATATATTTACCAACCAGTTGTTTATCCATCTTTTTATCGTTACAGAAAGACAGTCCTATAATTCCAGCGGGTTTTTCTCCATCATATAGTGTAAGCAAAGCAATTTCATTAATGTCATTAGATTGAAATTTATAATATAGACGCTGGTCTATTTTATGCACATCTTCTATTCCACCATAAAAATATCCATCATCCAAAACTTTGGAAATAAGTTTATATTTTGACAAACTGAAATCTGCATAGTCTTCATCTACATTTTGAATACTATCCCTGACTTCCTCAAGTCGCATGGAGCCAAAAAGGAACGGTAGTCCAGTAGTCAAGTTTTTACTTCCATTATGAAACTCAATAAGCCATGCGCGGTCTGCATTGGTTGTGAATATCATTTTTGATAAAATATGCCTAATGTCTGAATCTGCCGATAATCTTGTGGTTACAAGTTGATCATGTTGTTCTGTACTTATTTCAACCATACGATCCAAAAGATATTTGGGATTTAGTGCAAAGAATACGATGTAACCACTTAAAAATAAAAGAAACAACCCTTTTACAATACTGAAGAAGCCATATTTTTTTTGTAGACTGAGTAACTTTTGAAGCCACCCAATGCCTTTATTTAGTTGTTCCATATTAATGTGAAATAATTTGCACTGATTGAACTGGGATAAACCATTCTAATTCATCTGCAAATGGGGCGTTTAAACGTACCCATACACCTTTTGT